TGCGCCAAGTACCCTAACGTGTACATGTTAGAGCAAGATACTAAGATTATTGATGACGTTGTATTTGTGGGTGGAACACTTTGGACTAACATGAACAAGCGTGATCCACTGACCATGCATGCCATTGAAGGTATGATGAACGACTTTCGTATCATCCGAAACGACTACAGAAGCTATGCTACTATGAGTGCGTTGGATGTTGCTATTCGTCACGACAAGACTCTTGCCTATATCAAACTGATTGTTGAAGAACATAGAGACAAGAAGTGTGTTGTAGTTGGTCATCACAGTCCAAGTTTTCAAAGTGTACATCCAACGTATGCTCATGAAACTTTGATGAATGGTGGCTACCACAGCGACTTGAGTGAGTTCATTATGAATCACCCACAGATTGTGCTGTGGACACATGGACACACCCATCACCCGTTTGATTATGTGATTGGTGAGACTCGTATTGTTTGTAACCCACGTGGTTATGAAAACGATGGATACAGCGAACAAACTGGCTGGAACCCTAACATATTATTGGAGATTTAAATGACAGAAGAAATACAACTATCAGTGCCAGAGATGATTCGATTAACTGCAAACAACAGTTCAGAATTTATGAAACAAGTTGCAGAACATATTGAAAAACTTGAAGTTTCAGTTAAGGAACTTACTGCTCGTATTGTTGAACTTGAAGGTGGTTTGAATGGCAACGATAATACGTCACAGTGATACTTGCATAGTTAAGCAGGTATCTAGTGGTAGAGAAGTGAAAGGTGAGATTATGGCTTTTAACGAAGGCCGTAATCTCACTGTGGTAATGAATAAGTCAGTTAAACTTATGATGAATTGGAATGGTAGGTTATACGAAGGTCGCAGTGCTGGTATGGATTTTACCAGTAGCGGTCCAACAATAAGCAAAACTCAAACTGGAAGATAACATGACAGCATACATGGCTTATTTTGATACACTTGGTTTTGAGTGGATCTTTAATGTTACTGACTACGAAAAGAAAAAGTTTTGGGCAGTATTAAAAGGTGATACCAAAGTTGACTTTCCTATCCCAAGACATGCTATACTTAGGGCAAGAGCTAACCCACAGAGATTTCCAGAAATTTGGGCATTCGAAAGTGAGATTAGTTTGAAAGAGTTGCAGATCTATTCCGAAGAGGCACCACAAGCACTAGCAGATGCTATCAGGCGTTGTGGACAGAATGTATTTAAAACACTAAAAGATGAAAGTGTGATTGTATGAAAATTGGATTAAGTTACAGCCGTTGCATTTTGGACATTGTTGAAGGCCGTGTGGACATGGATGATGTACTAGTGCTAATTACTCGTACAGATTTTGATCCACGTGATGACACACAATGGGCAGGAATTTGGGATGGATACACCCTAGGTGGTATGAGCAATCCCGAATGGGCCAACTACGACTTCAATAATAAAGACGATGAAGACAAGTTCCGTAGTGTGAGTATTATGTTATACGAAGATGGTAAGATGCATCAGCCGCGTAAGTTTGGAGCGCATCCAAGACGCCGTCCTGAAATTTGGCTAGAAGCAGTACTGCCAAATAGTGAATTGGAAAAGAATCCCAGTGCCAAAATGGCTTGGGAAAAGTTCCAAACCATTGCGTCACTTTCGAGCGTTGAATTGGATGACAAGTATCAATAATTCAGTTATACTGTATGCATGAAATACTTAATTCTCTGTTTACTGCTAGTTAACCAAATTGCCAGTGCTAACTGCGATGTACGCAGTACTAGCAAATTGGTTAACGAACGCAAAGTCGGCCCAGTAACTAATTTGGAAAAAACCGTTACATATGGCAAATGTGTGGTGAAATTTCAAATTAATGTGGACGGAGAATGGCACACAGCAGAAAGTGAACACAAAGGTTGGGAACAAGATGCCGCTTTGTGTTACTATGCTATTGACAGAGCCAAACGATATTTGATGTTGTCTTTGGGCGGACGTTTTCAAAATGAAGCGGTTACTGTTTGCACAAATGGCAAAATCAATCGTTGACACTCAATACAATATCGCATATAATATACACATGTTCAACAAACATAGAAGGCAAATTAAATGAAGGCTTTTATTTTAGGCACAGTCTTTGGACTAGTTTTGGCTACTGTTGGATTCTCCGGCATTGCTAGGATCATGGACAAAGGTGTAGACACAGTTAAAACACACAGTCAGGAGATGGCAAAATGAGAATTTTTGTAGCACTTATTTTGGCAAGTACACTTGCCGCATGTTCAACCGTTTCGGGTATAGGTAAAGACATTTCGTCAACCGCCGAATGGACTAAGGAAAAAATGAAATGAAAAAAACTCTATTACTATTGCCAATCGTAGCCGCATTAACAGCATGTGGTACAACTGACGTTTATCAAAAACGTGCTGACAACGAACGTCAGTATCAGGAAAAATCAATTGATCAGGCTTTGAAAGCTCGCCCTAACTGGATGAGTAAATTGCCAATCAGCGACAGCGCAGTTTTTGCGGCCGCTGAAGGGTCAGCTGAAAATTACAACATGGCTGTGCATCTAGCACGTACCAATGCATTGACTGAACTTTGCTACAGTGCAGATGGTCGAGTTACTAGCCAGACAAAACAATTTGAAACGGGTTCTACTCGTTCCAGTTCAATTGAAAAAGTTACTCGTACAAACTGTAACACAGTTGACGTAACTGGCGTTGAAACTTACGGTGCTAAGAATGTTGACGAAAATCCTGTGGTAGTTCGTTCAGGCAATCGTTACACTGCATACGTATTGTTGGCATTGCCCACAGGTGATGCAAATATTCAACGCAAATACAAAGACGGACTAAAACGTGAAGAACGTGAATTAGCCGCAAAAGAACAAGCGTTCAAAGAACTGCCTAAGGTACAACAATGATAAGAGAATTTATTAACATTGTAGAGTCTATGAATAAAGAAATTACCGACGAGTGGTTTGCTCGCGGTAGTTTCGAAACCTATAAACACCCTACACCAATACACTACAAAACAGCAAAACATCCTGGAACTGTAGACACACTGGAAGGTCCAGTTGATTATCAAGAAGGCCATAAAATTATCACAGGACCCAAGGGTGAGAAGTATCCAGTAAGTCCAGAAAAATTTGCCGACTACTACGATGACAACGAGGACGGCACTGCCACTCCTAAGAAAATTTTCAAACGTGCTAAACTAGCAGATCATGATGGTGTGGTAAAAGCATCATGGGGTGATTTGAATTACAAAGCAGGCGAGGATGTTATTGTTCGCCACGGTGAGAACGACTACGGTGTTGTGAAAAAAGATATCTTTGCACAGACTTACGATACATCAAAGGCTTAACTTATGTTTGAATGGTTTAAAAAGCCCGACTACAAAAATGTAGTTAAATTTCCAGAACCGGTACGGACTCCGGCTGTCCCATACATTGAACAGCCAAAACCAGAAGAACTACATTATAGTATTGGCATAACTAGTGAAGACAGGATAGCCTTAAAAATAGGCTATACTACACTTACTATGAATAAAGCGGGTTGTGAAGATCTAATCGAACAACTTGAAGTATTTGTAAAACAATTAAAACAAAAGGAAACAGATGCCTAATTTAGTACCAATGGTAATCGAGCAAGAAGCTCGCGGCGAACGTAGTTATGACATTTACAGTCGACTGTTAAAAGATCGTATTTTAATGTTGGACACAGATGTGAACGAGCATTCAGCAAGTTTGCTAGTAGCACAGTTCTTATTTTTGGAGAGTCAGGGCAATGAAGATATTAGCTTTTTTATCAACAGTCCGGGCGGAGTGGTTACAGCTGGCATGGCTATTTACGATACTATGCAATTCATTAAGCCTGACGTTAGCACCATCGTTATGGGCCAAGCCTGTAGTATGGGAAGTCTGCTTGCTACTGCTGGTGCTCCTGGCAAGCGTAAAATGCTACCAAACGCTAGACACATGATTCACCAACCTTCAGGCGGTGCGGGCGGACAAGCCACTGACATGGAAATCCAAGTAGAAGAGATTCTCAAAATGAAAAAGAATCTAACTCAAATCTACGTTAACCATAATTCAAAAGGCAAGACTTTTGAACAGCTCAAACAGGATATGGAACGTGACAAATACATGAGTGCGCAGGAAGCCTTAGAATACGGTTTGATTGACGAGATTATCACAAATCGCCCATAAAGTGCATACATAATGGTACACCCTAGTATACTATAAATATACTTACTAGGAGTGTGCTATGGCCCGACAGGCTTTTAATTGGTCCGTATTGGATCGCAATACGTTGTACTCTATGCTCTACGAGCTCAAATCAGAGATTGTGGATAGGCGCTTACCTATAGGTGAAATTACTCGTCAGTTGAGTAAGCATATCAAAGCACATCTTCCAGTTAAGGTAGTTAGTAATAGACATAAACCTGTTAGACCAGGCGAGGTTTGGATAGGTGGTGCATATTATAGCGATCTCGATAGTGCTGGCAAGAAACGATTTATTGAAATCGAATTAGCGTTCCCTACAGAAACCGAAACTATGAAAACTAGTTCTTATCGCTGGGAAAGAATTTGCACACTCTTTGCAGACACTGTGTTGCACGAAATCATACACACACGCCAATATCGTGCTAGAAATTTTAAAGATATCCCTGGTTATGAAAGCACAGCCTATTATGCCAAAGATCGTGCATGGCAAGAGTACTACGGCCACAGAGATGAAATGGGCGCACACAGTTTCAATCTAGCACAGGACATGATTGATAAGTTTGGCTTTGATGCCAAGACTATCAAAGAATATTTGGACAGCTCAGTGCCAAAACGTGTTCGTCCAAACGGTTGGGGCAGATTTATGAAATCGTTTGAGTATGATCACAGTCACCCAAAAGTACGCCAAATGAAACATAAAATTATGACTCAATTGGAAAATGCCTATCTAGGCAAGCCATTTAAGACCACAAATCACTTGACATACTGATAATTACTGTGTATAATATACACTTATACAGTTAACTATCGGAGTCGAAATGAGTATTTGTGCCAGTCACATTTGGAGTTTGGAAAGTCATCCAAGCCGCCTAAACAAAGAAGCTATCATAGAAGCTATTGCCCAAGAAGGCAATGATGAATTCTTCCACGGTTGCCGTCTTGCTCTTGACCCTATGATAACTTTTGGTGTTAAACAAGTTCCGGAGAAAAAAGATGAAGATGGTCCTGGGTTCAATTGGGATAGTTTTATTGTGCTTGCTGGCGATCTACGCAATCGCAACCTCACCGGCCACGATGCTCGCGATGCCATTGCTGAAGCCGTAAAGCTGTCAACTAAAAATGAATGGAATGGTTGGTATCGACGCATACTGATCAAAGACCTGCGTTGCGGCGCCAGTGAAAAAACAATTAACAAAGTAGTGGAAAAGAAATATGCTAGTTATGCTATTCCTGTATTTGGTTGTCAGCTTGCTCACGATAGTGCTAATCATGAGACGAAGGTATCAGGCAAAAAACTTATCGAAGTTAAACTCGACGGAGTTAGAGTTATTACTATTGTACGTTGTGATGGTCGGGTGGATATGTTCAGTCGAAATGGTAAAGAACTGGTTAATTTTCCACACATTGTAGAACAAATTAGTGC